GACTTTGCAGATATATCTTTTACTGGAGTTACTTTAACTGCAGCAGGAGCTTTAATTTATAATACATCAAACACTAATGCAGCAGTATGTGTATTAAATTTTGATGGAGATAAAACTGCAACATCTGGAACTTTCACAATTCAGTTTCCAGCAGACACAACATCAGCGGCTATTCTAAGAATCGGCAACGCATAATAGGAGATACCTATTATGGCGAATGCTTGGGGAGAACTTAGCTGGAATTCAGGACTGTGGGGACAACAGTCTAACGCTATAGTTCCGCTTACAGGACTTCAATTAAACACAGCACAAGGTCAAGCTAATTATACACCATTAGATGGTTGGGGAAGAAATAATTGGGGAGCTTTAGGTTGGGGTGTTAATTTTGCAAATCAAACTATTATAGCTGAAAGTTTTCCATTAACATTAACGTTAGGTGATGAAACAGTAGCAGGAGAAATTAATGATGGTTGGGGAAGAGGTACTTGGGGTTCTGGAGCTTGGGGACAAACAGGTGATGTTCTTCTTGTAGGTCAACAAATAAATTTATCTTTAAATTCTGTAGACGTTGCTTTTGAAGTCAATACAGGTTGGGGAAGATTAGCTTGGGGTCAAAATGATTGGGGTGGAGATGGTTTATCAATATCTGTTGTTCCACTTGGCCAACAATTAAATATATCCTTAAATAGTGTTACTCCATTAGCTAATGCAAATGTAGATGTAACAGGGCAACAATTAAATATTACTGAAGGAGAAGTAGATCCAGGTCCGGATGCCAATGTTGTTGGTATTGGAATGACTGTTGGTTTAGCTATTGGAACAGTTGTAGCTGGAGAAGCTAATGTATTTCCTACAGGTCAACAGATAAATATAGCTCAAGGAACTGCTATAGGAGATGCTAATACCATTGCAAGTGTTACTGGAATAGGGTTAAATATAGGTGTAGGTACAGTATTTGCAGGTGGTACTTCTGTTATTGAAGTTACAGGAAATGGATTGACTATAGCGTTAAATAGTATAAATAATCAAATCTGGACTGAAATAAATACCGGAACTGATGCAACTTGGACAGAGATTGACACAGCCGCTTAAATTTAATAATATAATAAAATAAGGATTAAAATTATGGCATCAAGTTATTCTACAGACCTCAAACTAGAGATACAAGTAACTGGCGAAAACGCTGGTACATGGGGTGATATTACAAATACAAATTTAGTTATTCTTCAACAAGCAATTGCAGGCTATTCTGGTATATCTATTGCAGGTGGTGTTGGAAATACAGATTTAACTTTTTCAAATGGTTTAACCTCAAATGGTAAAAACGCTGTTTTAGAATTAACAGGAACAATTACAGGAAATAGAACAGTAACTATAACTACTGCTTCTGGTGTTACAAATAAAGTTTACGTAATTAGAAATAGTACAGTAGGTGCTTTTACTGTTACAGTAAAAATTGAAGGTCAAACAGGAGTTACTTTCTCTGCAACAGATAAAGGAACAAAAATTTTATATTTAAATGGAACGGATGTTGTAGATTCTAACATTGGAAATTTATCTAATGATGCTTCTCCAACATTATCTGCAAACTTAGATACTAATGCAAAAAATATTATTATTGATTCTACATATGGAATTATAGATGAAAATGCTAATGAACAAATTAAATTTTCAACAACTGCATCAGCTACAAACGAAATTACAATAGCTAACGCTGCAGCTGGAGGAAATCCAGTTATTTCTGCAACAGGTGGAGATACAAATGTTGGATTAACTTTAACTCCAAAAGGTGATCTTGGAAGAATTACATTAAACGGTGAATCTAAAATATTCGGTGTATTTGAAAATGCTACAGTATCAACTACATATATAACTACATTTACATATGATGTACTTACTCAAGCTGTTTATTATCAAAATGTTAACCTAGGTTCTAATTTTACAGTTAATTTAAGAGGAAATGCTTCAACTGCATTAAACGCGGCTTTAAATACCGGTGAGTCTGCAACAGTTGCATTAATCACAAAACAAGGTAACACAACTTTTTATAACAACGTGATTCAAGTTGATGGAACTACTGTTACAGCAATTTGGCAAGGTGGATCGGCACCAACAGGTGGTAATACATCATCACATGATGTGTACTCATACACAGCATTAAAAACAGCAGCATCAACATACGTAGTATTAGCATCGATAACGCAATTTAAATAAGGAGAAGAAAGAATGCCTTTATTATCTACACGCGGAGCAGGTTCAGTAAAAGGATTTGGATTAACATCCGGACTTAAACTTCCATATAACATTCAAGTTTTATTATTAGCTGGCGGTGGGGGTGGCGGAGCGGGTAATGGAGGAGGCGGAGGAGGTGCAGGAGGTTTATTAAATACTGCAACTGTTTTATTAACTCCAAAAACTGTTTATTCATTATCAGCAGGAGCTGGAGGAGCTGGCGGTGTAGAAGGAACTGATAGTACATTTTCAGGAACTGGAACTCCTACTTTAACTGCATTAAAAGGTGGAAGAGGTGCGGGGTCTGATTTAGGTATAGCTGGTCAAGGTACATCCTCTGGAACGCATGGCTCAGGAGGAGGTTCTTCAGGACCTGCTCCAAGAGGTTTTGGTACATCTGGTCAAGGTAATGATGGTGGAGCGACTGGTAATGCAAGCGGTGGTGGTGGTGCTGGAGGGGCAGGTGTTGACGAACCAGGTGGATCAACTGGAGGTGCCGGATCTGGTTCATATTCAACTTTTTTAACAGCGGTAAGTTTACCAGGTACTGTTGCAGGTGGAGGAGGTGGAACTCGTTATAATTTTACTGCTGGAGGTCCTGGAGTGGATGGTGGTGGAAATGGATTATACAGAGGTGGGAATTTTGGAACAAATGGAACTGCTTTAACTGGAGGTGGTGGAGGTGGTGGAGTTGCCACTAATTTAGGACCTTGGAATATTGGTACTGCATTTACTTATTCAGGTGGAAGTGGATGGTGTGTATTAGTTATACCGACTGCTTCATATTCTGGAATAACGACAGGATCACCAACAGTTGGAACAAGTGGTACTAACACAGTACTTAGTTATACTGGAACAGGTACATACACAGCGTAGGAAATAAATTATGGCACATTTTGCAAAATTAAATGAAAATAATATAGTTTTAGAAGTTTTAACTGTAAAAAATGAAGTTATATTAGATGAAAATAATAATGAAAATGAGCAAAAAGGAATTGATTTTTTAAAAAATATAACAGGTCATGAAAAATGGAAACAAACTTCATATAATCATAATTTTAGAAATTGTTTTGCAGGAATAGGTTATTCATATGATGAACAAAACGATAGATTTATTGAAGAAAAACCTTTTAATTCTTGGATATTGGTTAATGAATTAGTAAATAATAAACCAAGATGGTTTTATAAAAGTCCAGTTGATTTTCCATCTATTTTTACTTACGGAAACGATATTCCATATAGAATTACATGGAATGAAGAACAATTATGTTGGTTGGGGTATGATGATTTGAATCCACCTAATGAATTTAAATGGGATCCTATTACGTCTAGCTGGTTATCCACAGGTAGATAAGTCTATTTACTTTTAAAGTAAAATACATTATTAATACAGCATACATATGAATTTAGAAAATTATTATTGGTATTTTAAATCAGCTTTACCTAAAAAAACATGTGATAAAATAATAAAAAAAGGTTTAGCTCAAAAAGATGAGTTAGGAAATATTTTTTCATTTAAAGAGGAAAATTCTAAAAAAGAATTATTGAAAAGAAGAAATTCAAACATATCGTGGTTAAACGATAGTTGGATTTATGATATATTTCAGCCATATATTAATACAGCAAATAAAAATGCAAATTGGAATTTTAATTGGGATTGGTCAGAAAACTGTCAATTTACAAAATATTCGAAAAATCAACATTATGATTGGCATTGTGATGCAAATTCAATTCCTTATAATTTACCAATGGACCCTAATTTTAACAACAAGGTTAGAAAATTATCTTTAACCTGTAATCTATCAGATCCAAAAGATTATAAAGGTGGAGAACTACAGTTTCAATTTAGAAATACAAACGATCCTACAAAAATAGACACATGTGTTAGTATTCTTCCCAGAGGATCTATCATAGTGTTTCCATCACATGTATGGCACAGAGTAACGCCTGTGACAAAAGGAACAAGATATTCATTAGTAATATGGTCGATAGGTTTACCTTTTAAATAAAAAATGAAACACGTTGTAAGTATACCTTTATTTAGTTCACCTATTTTTATTTTTAATTTAGATGTAGAAGAAAATAAAATTTTAAATTTTTTAAAAAAATTAAAATATAGTCAGCTTATTTCTGAAGAAATTAAAGATTGTTTTATTAGTCAAGAAGGTAAAATACTTGAAAAAAATTTCAAAGAAATAAAAAAATTAAAAAAAGAAATTAATAAAAGTCTTAGTTTTTTAATTAATGAAATTTTTAATTATGAAGGTTCTCCTTATGTATTTAATTCGTGGGGTACAAAAACATTAGTTAATGGATATAGTGGACAACATATACATGCTAATACTTGGTTAAGCGGAGTATATTATCCTGAAGAAAATCTTGATTTTAAAATAACTTTTTATTCTGATAGAATGTTAAATTTTTCAGGGAAAATTAATAATAAAGGATATAATTTATTTAATTCAGCATTTCACTATGTTTGTCCTAAAAAAAATGATTTGATTTTATTTGCAAGTAATTTACAACATAAAATAAATATAAACAAATCAAAAAAAGAAAGATACTCAATAGCTTTTAATGTTTTGCCAAAAGGTAATTTTGGAGATGGAGATAGTTTTATAAATTTTAAATTTTAATGAAAGATATTAAAAAAGATTGGTTAATCATAGACAATATAAAAACTGATATTTTAATTAATAAAATATTAAAAACAAAAGAAAAAGAAAATATAAGTAATTTAAGTACAAAAGGTAAAAAATCTATTCAATATACTTTAACAAATGAATTTAATAAAGAAAATAATTTAATTAAAATAAAAAATTTAATAGAAACTTTAATTAAAAAAAATTTAAATAAAAATTTTAATATTAATTGTGATTTAAAATTAATGTCAGCTTGGACAGTTTTAGGAAAAGAAAATTCTTATCATACAGTTCATAACCATAATAAAAAAAATTTAAACTATGTTTCTACAGTGACATATTTAAATGTACCTAAAAAAGACAAAGGATTATTTTATTATTTTTTTCAAAATGAAGAAAATTTAGAACACAAGATAATAGAACCTAATAAAAATATGGTTGTAATTATGCCTTCATGGATTTATCATGGTGTATATCCTCAAGGAAAAGGATTAAGACAAACGTTAAATCTTGATTTTGAATATATAATTAAATAGCTGTTTTAAACAAAATAAGTATTAATAATTTAGAAACTGTGTATAATAGCACCTTATGCCTTTACAGAAGATACAATTTAAGCCAGGATTTAATAAACAACAGACTGCAACCGGAGCCGAAGGGCAATGGATTGATGGAGATAATATTAGATTTAGGTATGGTGAACCACAAAAGATAGGTGGATTCCAGCAACTCGTTGCTAGCACCTTGGCAGGTCCCGCGCGTGACCAGCATACTTGGACAGCATTAGACGGTAAAAAATATGCAGCAATAGGTACTTCTAAAATATTAGCTATTTATTACGAACAAGATTTTTTTGATATTACACCACTTGGAACAGCTTTAACATCTTGCACATATACATCAACAACAGGATCAGCAACAGTTACAATTAATAAAACAGGCCATCAATTAGAGGTTGGAGATTATATTATCTTTACAAGTGTCACAACACCAGGAGCACCTACTACAAGTTATACATCAGCAGATTTTACAACCAATACTTTTGAAGTTAAAACAGTTCCAACAGCTTCAACTTTTACAGTTACGATGCCATCAAACGAGACAGGCACTGGTGTTACTGCAGGTGGATCTTTAACAACAACTCCTTATATTGAAATAGGGCCTACGTTTCAAACTCCTGCATTTGGTTACGGTACAGGATATTGGGGTGGAACAATTCCAACTTCAGTTACAACTTTATTAAATGGAGCATTAAATAATTCAGCCACAACAATTACAGTTGATTCAACAACAGGATTTCCAGCTACGGGAAGAATAGATATTGATTCAGAATTAATTACTTACACTGGAGTAACTCCAACTACTTTTACAGGTTGTGTTAGAGGTGCAAACGGATCAACAGCTGCATCTCATTTAGATAATGCGGTAGTAACTAATGCAACAAGCTGGGTTGATTGGGGAGAAGAATCAAATACTGTAGGTGTTACACTTGCACCAGGTTCCTGGTCACTTGATAACTATGGACAGATTCTAGTTGCTACAGTTAAGAATGGATCAACTTATACTTGGGATCCATCTGCTGCAGGAAGATTAAGTGTAAGAGCTACAATAGTTGCTAATGCTCCAACAACTTCAATTTGTTCTGTTGTATCAGATAGAGATAGACATTTATTCTTAATGGGAACAGAAACAACTATTGGAGATCCATCAACTCAAGATCCAATGCTTATAAGATTTTCAAATCAAGAAGATATTAATACTTGGAATCCAACAGTAACAAATACTGCAGGTACCTTTAGACTAGATACTGGAAACGAGATTATAGGAGCAATACAGGGTAAAGATTATATCTTCGTTCTTACAGATCAAGCAGCATATACAATTCAATTCGTTGGTCCTCCATTTACATTCTCTATAAGACAAGTTGGAACAAACTGTGGATGTATTGGTCAACATGCAATGGTATTTGCACAAGGAGCAGTATTTTGGATGGGATTTGGTGGAGGTTTCTTTGCATTTGATGGAACGGTAAAACAATTACCATCATTAGTTGAAGACTTTGTATTTACAAATATTGGAGATAATTTAGGAATTAATTATGATGCAAGTCAAATTACTTATGCATATCACAATTCATTATTTAACGAAGTGGGTTGGAATTATGCAAAATCAGGATCAACTCAATTAGATAGAAATGTAGTTTATAACTTTGTTGAAAATACTTGGTCAGTTGGATCTTTAGCTAGAACAACTTATAATGATGCTGTTACTTTTGATTTACCTTATGCAACACAATATATCACAAATGGTACACCAACATTTCCAACTATTAACGGTGTAACTAATACTTATGGTTCATCTAAATACTGGGCACAAGAAACGGGTGTCAATGAAGTAGATGCAAATGGTAATGCAACAGCTATTGCAGCTTATGTTAAATCGGGAGATTATGATATATCAGAACAAGGTTTAGGTGGAGATGGTCAGTTGATAATGCGTGTTAAAAGATTTATTCCTGACTTTAAGAGTTTAGAAGGCAATGCAAAAATAACTTTATTCTTTAGAGATTACCCAGCAAATAGTGAATCTACCCCTTCTACAACACCACCATTAATTACTGGGCCTTTTACAATTACATCTTCAACTGATAAGGTAGATACGCGCGTGCGAGGAAGACAGGTGAGTTTAAAAATAGAAAATGATGCAGTTAATGAAACTTGGAGATATGGAACTTTGAGATTAGATATTGAAGCAGGTGGTAGAAGATAATGGCAAAGATAACAGCATATATACCAGAACCAACACAAAATTATGATGTTAATAATCAAAGACAAATACTTGAATCACTTAACACAATTAAGGATCAACTTAACTTTGGATATCAACAAGATTTAATTAACGAACAAGCAGCGATGCTACAATTTATGTATGGAAATCAAAATGGATTTGGATGTGATACAGGTACTCCATCTAATCCTACAGTCATAGTTCCTGG